TTTTGCACAACGGCAGATAATTCTTTGCCTTTCAAATACGATTGCATATCTGGTGCAGACTTACAGCCGCCTGCAATAAAGTCATCAACAAGACCTTCGATTTCACCAACTTCTTCTGAAGCCTTTTCACGAATTCTATCTTGAATGTTAACGACTGGTGCGGTTGATGCAACTACAGGTGCTTTTGATTTTTTGGTTTTCTTTGCAGTCTCAATAACATTCTTAAACTCTTTGACAAAGAATTTTTTGAATGATTCGGACGGTTCGTAGCCCATACACATCATACGTGCTACCCAACCAAGTTGTACTGGAATAGATGCGTCACTTGATGCGACCAGAGAAATTTCTTCCTTTGGTCTATCAATGCTAGCCATGTATTCGACAACAAACGTTTTTGCTTGCTTGTTGTCACAAAAATAATTATACCAATTCAATGCACGAATTTCTTCGCTTCTAAGATTTGTCATCTCGGCTTGATTGGTCCAAGAAGGTTCCATGCCATATGCTTTTGCATCGGCACCAGGATTAATCTTGGAAAATTTCATAATTTATTCACCCAATGTAAATGATACAGATTTAATAGAATCGTAACGGAATGAACGCCATTCGTTTTTGTCCAAGTCAACTACAGAGATAGACTCATCGGTTGAAGTGGTGCGAACACGTTCGGTTTTCTTTTCGTATGTTGGGATTGCAGATTCTTGCAATGTACATTTCATGGTACGCATTGTACCATCTTTTTTCAGAAAGTCAACAGTCACAGGACCATATTTGAGGTGGCTAACAAGCCAATCACGAAATACTTTTTGTTCTTTTGCATCACTTGCGGCATAATTAAAAGTTGTCATATCATTCTCCATGTTAAAAATATCTTTCGTTCAATGTCTCTAGTATACCCATAACCTGTTCAATTGTCAAGTCGGTATCTTCTACTCGTTCTTCCAATGGCAAAATATCCCAAGTATCATTCTCTACGTCATACCATGCATAGATGCAGACTTCTTCCTTCGGTCGGTGAATCAAACACCATGGCGTCAATTCATGTTCAGGAAAAACAAAGTCTTCCTGTGCAGAATCTTTATGGATGAAAATCGCATACGATTCCATGTTTGTATCGCCACCCTCAGTATAACGATACTCATCATTATCATTATAGAATTCTAAATCACCATATCCGTCAAAGATGATTTTGATTTCTGAGATATCAGAAATGTCTCTTCCAATTTCCAAGTCTTCTGAATCTCGCCACGATGTAGTCAATAAAGATACAATGATATCATCAAATCGCTTATAATTATATTCATAATCAGACATAATTTATTCCTTAGTTTCATTCTGAAATTGTTTTTCTTGTTTAATTTCACTATACAAATAATCGTACAATTCTTTTATACCACCAATGTAATGTGCGCCGTGATATATGTGTGGAACAAAATTTGTATTGGGAACTAATATCATCAATTGGTCTATTGTATAGTCTCTACCCAACAGAAATAATTTATAGTCCCGCCTACAAACTGTTAAAAGTGTTTCGGCTTTCCAGGTTGTTTTGCTGTCCTCTGCGCCATAAATGTAATACGTCATGGAGCATTGTACACCTGCACAAATTCGCTTGGTTCATAATGTAGTATTGCAGTTTTTAGTGTACCCTTAAAGTCATATGTAACTTGATAGCCTTTAATTACATCATAATAATTTTCGTGCGTCACCAGATTACATACGGGTTTTGAATCCGATTGCGTCTTTGCAATTATTGGAGAACCCACAGAAGCATTGCTATAGTGTATAGTTCCATAATATCGTTCACAGTAATTCTTTGTTGCCATATATGCCACTTTCTCTATTATAGGTTTCTTTGAAATAACCTTTGCCATATAGATTCCACTTTGGTTAGAAGAATCCTCGACAAGAACAACTCCAGCTTTTGCACTAGACGCAAAAAAAGAAATTGCTATAATACTATGTAGCGCACTTAACTTTTTCATAATTACTGAATTACATATACACTCGTAACCGCTTTAATTCTTACTGTATTTCCTGGATCATTTTCCATACGAACTGTACGTATTTGTCCAAAATATTCAAACGTAACATCATATCCATTAATGACTTGTTTATATTCCCTATCGCTATATGGAATGCAACGTTGAATCATTTTAGATTGTCCCGCACCAACAACACCACCAACAACAGGAGGTGATGAAGATAAATCTTCAACTAGTGTACACGATTGACGAATAACGGTGTAAATTTTAGAAGATGTAATAGGTTGAATTCTTACTACTCTAGCCAAATCATATTTTACATAATTGTCGCCAGAACTTTGACTAGATTCTGAAATGAAACTTCCACCACCAAATATAGATTCTCCAGCAATGGAATTACTTATCGCAAAAACGCTAATTAATCCAGCAACTAAAAATTTCACTTTGAACTCCCAATGATAGCATTAATTATTGCAGTCAACCAAAACACCGACATTACAGTTTCCCATGTCACGGGAATATCCGTAGAAAACAAAGTATTAACCGCACACAATGTAATGTATGAACCTAGGATATACAATGATATCCAAGCAAACAATGCGCCAGCAACAACACCAGCAGTCATTTTTTCTTGTGCGAACGTAAACGGACCGATTTTCATAAAAAACTCCTATTCAATGTTTATACAGTATAACATAACAATCATGGCATGTCAAAACGTATTCAATGATGGCTCGAATTCGGCAATCAATTCTCGTTCACGCTGGTGTGCGGGTTTACGTCCACGAATCACTTCAAGGACTTCATATTGCCATGCGGCGCCAGCCAACTCACGCAATGCATTACACATTGCCCAGTTTTTATTTTCGCACTTTGCACGACTCACATGTTTTTGCCAACGAACTTTAACAGAACGGACATAGGCTTGACCCTGTGCAACAGTCAAGCCAACATATGAATCGCCAGTATCCACGCACGTAACTTTATACAGTACATGGTTTCGGTCGGAACGTTTCTTTCTCAATGTCATATGACTAGTATACCATAGTAGGACAACAAGTCAAGGGTTATTTTGGCTTTTGTTGCAGAAAAACAACAAAAACCCCCTCTGAAACCTGCCAAAAACTTGGTTTACCATAAATAATGATGAATTAATTACTTTGTTTTAGGAGTTAAACATGTCAGAAGTAGTATTATCAGAAAAGAAACCATTGTCACGTAGTGAACGTGAAGCACAAATTAAAGACAAAGCTGGATGGCTCATTACTGTTTTAGCCGCTTTGCTTGCAATCAATACGTATGTTGCCAGTGGCAATAGCAGTAAAGTTTTGAACAATACAATTAGCGCAAACAATACTTGGGCATTTTATCAAGCAAAATCAGTTAAACAAACTCTTGCTGAGATGGCTAGAGATGATGCCATTGACAGAAAACAATTTGACAAAGCGGAAAAGTTAACTGCAAAGATTGATAGATACGAATCTGAACCTGCGACAAATGAGGGTAAAAAAGAATTAATGGCAAAAGCACGGGCTCTTGAAGCCGAGCGTGACCAAATTCGTAAGTCTGGTCCTTGGATGACATTTGCAGGTTCTGCATTTCAAATTGCAATTGTTTTGTTAACTGCAAGTATTTTAGCAGTCAGCATGTCTTTATATTTTGCTAGTATTGGCGTTGGACTTTTTGCCGCCTTGCTAATGAGTCAAGGTCTATGGCTTTGGCTACCAATCGTCTTGTAAAAATTATTGTCTTTATAATATGTTTAATAATTTTAAATGCAAGTGCGGAGAAGACAAACAAAGATGAAGTATTGAAGTGCATCCGTTGGAGATGGACTGGTGATGTGTTTGAACGAAAAGTATATTGCATAGAGTGGGTTAAAAAAGACTGTTCGAATAGATTACACAAAGAAATTTGTAAACGGGAATAAATAAAAATGATTGATCCAATCACAGCACTAGCCGGCATTACGTCTGCAATCAGTATGGTCAAAAAGGCAGCCAAAGTTGCCAATGACCTAGGTTCTCTTGCGCCAATGATTGGCAAGATGTTCGATGCCAAAAGTACCGCAACAAAAGCATTGATTGAAGCTAAAAAGACAAAGAAGGGTTCCAACATGGGAACCGCTCTTCAGATTGAGATGGCATTAGAACAGGCTAGGGCATTCGAAGAAGAGTTAAAATTGCTGTTTATGCAGACAGGCAAGATTGACGTATGGAACAAAATTAAGGCTCGTCAAGCTGAAATGGATGCGGATGATGCTAATGATATAAGACTCTTTAATGCACAAGAACGTAAGCGTAAACAAAAAGAAGATGAATTAAATGAATGGGCAATGATTATAGGCGCAGTTGCATTTATCGTATTCATATTTGCAATCGGTAGTTATGAATTGATACAATGGTGTCAAACAAGTGCAAGGTGTGG